CCAGCCAATACGGAGTCTTCATACGATGCTCAGAAACAGGCAGCTAAAGCTTCAGGTTATGCTGTACAGCTCTTTGATGACTTGCTTTCTGATGCTGATTCTCGCATCTTTGACGACAAGAAGGCTTGTATCATGACAACCAACTCTCTGTTCAAGGCGTTGCGTAATGACCTCGTAGACAAGTACGGTAAGTACACTATGAGTGTTAAACAGATCGCTTCAGGTATCAAGCTCACAGAGTATGATGGCGTGAAGATGATTGTGCTTGATGTTTGGGACCGCATGATCAAGAAGTATGAGGACAATGGTACCAAGCTTAACAATCCTCATCGTGCTCTTGTTTGCTCTCCTAACAACTTGTTCGTTGGAACTGAGGACGACGACAAGATTGCATCTTTGAGCCTCACATTTAGCGACAAGGAACGTAAGAATTTCATCTACGCTAGTTCTACACTTGGTACCCTCGTAGGTGAAGACGCACTGATCCAAGCCGCTTACTAACCAATAAAACTTTTGTAAAATGGCTGAATGCGATTTCAAATTAGTTAAGGATATCGAGTTCGATTGTACAAACATGTCTGAGAAAGGCCTCCAGACTACTGGCTACATCATGAATTATGCCGATGTAGTCAAAGGCAAGTGCAATCGCACAGGGAACTCGATTACAGCTCTCGCTCTCGCCACTGGTGCAAAGGGATACAAGATTATCGTACCGGAAGGCTCACCTTTCAATGGTACGACTATCGAAGCTGCTGTAGGTACTTATAGGACAAAATGGAATAAGACCGTTGCGTTCGTAATCCTCAACAGTGGTCCAGAAGTATCTCATGACATCATTGACAAGTTGGCGAATGGTAAATTCGTTGTTGTTCTTGAAAATAAGTTTGCTGGTGCAGGCAGTAAGAATCTTTTTGAAGTTTATGGCTTCGAACAAGGACTTAAACTGACGGCATCTACACGGGATCTGAACTCAGATGATACCGATGGCGGTTGGAGTGTTACCTTGCAGGAACAGCAGGCTCCATCATCTGGCTTGTTCCTTTGGGATACAGATGAAGATAAAACCCGAAAGGTGCTGGCTTCATTGAGTGGTACCACCCCAAGTGTTGTACCTGGAGGTTAAAGAACTCTGCCAATGTTAACATTTAGTGAAACAATGGCTGTACTGTTAGAGATGAGGGGGCGTTATGACGACGGCTTCTCATCTACTGACAGACTTTTTATTAAAGATACGTATGCGTTTCTGTTTGGAGAACAAATCAAGAATACTTCTTGCAGTAATTGCTACAGAGACGCCTATATATTAATTTATTCAAAACTAAAAAAAGAAGGAATTATGCCAAAAGAAAAGAAATTCATACTGTTGAATGGTGTTCTTCTCCATGCTCTCAATGGGCAGGTCTTCACCAATGCAAATCTTACTGATGAGATTGCTATGGACGCTCTCAATGAGAATGCGAACCGTTTGGACCTCTTTGCAAAGTATCCTGAAAATTACAAAGAACTCTGTGATGCCCGTAAGACTTTACTTGCAGAGAAAGCATCAGCAGAGCCAAAAAGTAATGAGGAATTGCAGGTAAACATCGAGAGTCTTAAGTCCGCTCTCGAAACTGCCAACAGTGACCTTGCCAACGAACAGAAGAAAAACGAAGAGTTGGAGGCGAAGATTTCGACTTTGAACGAGGAAAAGGCTGTTGCTGAGGGCTCCACAAAAGAACTCAATGACAAAATTGCTGAGTTGACCACAAAGAATGAGGCTCTCACTTCTGAAAAGGAGGCTCTCGCAGAGGCAAAGGAATCACTTATTAATGACAATGAAGAGCTTTTGAAACAAGTTGAAACACTAAAGAAAGCTCTCTCTGATGCACAGAGCGCTGGTAGTGAAATTCCTGCAAAGAAAGCTGCAAAAGAGCAGAAGACTGGCGATACTGCAAAGTAAATGTAGTATATGGACTCCGAGAAACTCTATCATAAGTTAAAACACTGATATGAATATAAATAACGTAAAGCGAGCACATAGACGCTTTGATACGCACTATATATCGTCGATGAACATTCAGTCATACGGTAAGGATAATTTGTATCCGCAACGTATGCTATCATTGATTTTAAATAGTCCGACGGGCGGAACGTGTTGTGAACTTTACGAGAGATTCATAGAAGGTGATGGGCTGAAGGATAAGTTTTTCGGTGATTTCGTCTGCAATAGGCATGGAGATACGGTTTCCGACATTCTTCATCTTATTGCCGTAGACCTCGCCCATTTTCATGGTTTTGCCCTTCATGTTAATTACAATATGATGGGTGAAATCGTGGAAATACAGCATATGTTATTTGAAGGGTGTCGTCTTGAAGAGGAAGATGATCTTGGTAGGGTTGCACATATCAAGTATCATCCCGATTGGACGGGAAAGAAAACGAGAAATGGTAAGCGTATCGAAATAACAGACGCAAATGTAAGGGAATTCTTTGTCTTCAACACCAATCAGGAGGTTATTCTTGACCAAATAGAGACGTGTGGTGGCATTGATAAATACCAAGGGCAGGTTCTTTGGTACTCTATGGATGGTCGCTTCGTATATCCAAAGCCTAAATACGACAAGATAGTTACAGCTCTTTCAACTGACGACGGTATTGATAATGTGAAATACCGAAATGTAAGAAACAACTTTCTTGTTGCAGGTATGCTTATTCATAAGAAGGCAGTCTCATTAGGTATAGATCCAACAACTGGACTTGAGGCAAAAAACAATGATGGTGGAGAGGAATTCTCTCAGAACCTCGATATATTCCAAGGAGATACCAATGCCTGTTCCATTATGGATGTTACCGTAAACGCTGAAGAAGATATTCCTAAATTTGAAAAACTTGAGTCACAAAATTTTGACTCTAAGTTTACGGTGACGGAGACTTCCACAGTAGAGCGCATTTATGCTGCGTTTGGACAGGAACCATTTTATTGTATTCGTATTGGAAAGCTCGGATTTAGTGGCACTACTATCAATGATGCATTTGCTTACTATAACTCTTACGTGGAGAAAGAACGAAAGGAAATCTCCCGAGTTTTTGCTAAGGTGTTCTCAAAATGGGATATGAGAGATAATGATGGGAAGCCAGTGTGTCCCTCTGAAGATTATTCAATCCTTCCAGTTAAGCACATATCCAATGAGAGTACCGACGATAAAGACCGTCACAGTAAAGCCTAATGAAACATATTGTAACTACAGCAGAAATAAGAGACCTTGGTCGTCCAATTAGCAGTAAGGTCGATGAAGATAAGCTCCTTTCATACATATATGAAACTGAGAGGTTGAATGTAAAGCCAACTCTCGGTGATAAGCTATTTGCTAAGGTGTTGGAGTATTTGGACAATGAGCAAAGTGATAAAGATGAAAATTTGGAGATACTTCTTAATGGTGGCGAGTATACGGATAAACGAGATGATTTTCACATGTTAAGTGGACTTAAGATGGCCATTAGCTACTTTGTATACGCCCAATATGTTATGGACGGAGATTTCCAATTAACACGTGCTGGGGTAGTTATTAAAGATAACTCCTATTCCTCACATATTTCGTCGAAAGAACGGTCAGATTGCTATAATAATGCTCTTACTGCTGCAAATGGGTTTCTCAACGAAGTAAAGGACTTTATACGGGATAAATTTCCGCAGTATTATCGACAAAGAAACAAACCAGGATTAATTCCAACAAATTCCATTGTAATACGAAAAATAGGAGAATAATATGCTCACAAGAGAAAAACTCTTAGAGCTGGCGACCATAGTTCGTGAGGAAACTGAACAAGGGCTTAATTCAGCCCAGCGTGTAGGGCACTTACTTTATGAAATCGTCAGCTCATTTTTGTCAAAGACAGGTGATGATACGACTGATCATAAACTTACGGCTGAAGAGCTGCAAGTTTTGTCTGTATTGACCGTTGCTGGCTCACAGCTCATAGGAACTGATGGTGGCAATGTAAAGGAGGTTATATCTTCTATTCTTGGCTCACAAGTCATAAATGGTGATGATACTGTAAAGGGAGACTCAAATCTTATAGGAAACACCTATTTTGGCGCAAAATTTATACATGGTCTACAAGGTAGAGGTGGAATTGTAAGCTCTGATGGTGAAGCAGAATTTGATAGTCTTTTGTTAAGAAAGTGGCTTGAGGTGCCGGAGATGCGCCTCAATAGAACACTTTATATAGCTGGAGATCTTAGACAATCTTGGTGTAATGGTATTGTTGAGTCTGTTCAAAGGCTTTCTGATTCAACAGGTGTAATCAAATTGAAACTGGAAGATGGTGAAGGTGGAACCTGTCAGAAAGATGACATCTGCATAGGTATGTATCAGTTTGGGGACGGAGAAGATTCCACGGAGGATATGGACGACCTTAAAGGAAACATGACCCGTGCAGGATTCACTACGTGTTATTTTCGCGTTACAAATGTGTCAGGTAGGTATAATGAAGTTATATCATACTCGCTTCGACCATATACAAAAGAGGTAACAGATTCTGATACTGGTAGGGTTGAAAAAGTTAGAACGTACGGAAGACATCCGCATCGTTTTATGAAATTTGCGGGATATGGCAACTTCACTAATAAAACCCGACAAGAATCAACTTGTATTACCAAGAGCTACATTCAATTTTTGAGAGGTGTTGATGATTGGGAATATACCTTTGCCAATATAGCTATGCAGATAGGTGAGTTAGATGGTCTCATGAAGTCATATAAGGACGATGGTTGTCCAGATATGACCGGCTATTCTGCTTACCTGAACAATATTTATTTTAATGGAAAGATAGCTCAAATTGGTGACGACACTATTGAGGAACTTCAAAAGAAAATCAGGAACTATAATGTCAACTTCTCAGAACATGTTGATGTTGTAACGGTGGATGATGTAGGTAATGTGGTTGGCGGGCTCTATTCAGAAGATATCGATGGAAACGGCAACCCATATCGTCTGTATAGAATTCACTCTGCCATTACTGTAAGGAATAATAATAAGATTCTCACCGTCTGCGCTGATAATGAGACTGCTGATGCCGGCACTTATAAACTCTATGCACAACCACATGGCTGG